CAAAGAGGCAGAGACATTGGTGATCGGCCGTTGGATGTCAGTTTATCTTTGATAAGGCGTTGCATTTCGGTGATGGAGTCGATGACGACGGTTTGGTATTGCTTGTAATCGTTGGGGTTCTCGTCGATGTCTTTGAGGACCTCAGCGAGCATATCGGAGGATGTGATGTGTAGGATGTCGGCATCAGGGTTTGAGTGCATGATGCTTGCTTGTCCGTTGATTTCGGTAAGTAGGATGAGAGGTTTAGGTGCGGTAGCGGCGAGGAAGGACTTACCTGCTCCGCTTTCTCCGTAGACGAGTGCTTTGATGTAGGTTGACTTTTGCGCTTTACCAGCTTTGACGATGTTGAATTTAGCCATTGTAATCTCCGAGTTTAGGCTTTAGAAAGAAGTTTTGTAGTGTTTTCGATAAGTTCTTTGGCAGTGAACCACTTGTGTTGGAGTCTTAGGACCTCAGCTCCGACGGCCCGATGGTATGGAGGTTCCCCATATGCATCCAGCTCAGCTTGAATGTTGATGAGAACGGTTTCAGCTGTGTGTTTGATGGTCATGATTTTTTCGGTAGTGAATGCCAGGCGTCGGGTGTGATCGATTTCTTTGATGACTTTTCGCCGAAAGGAGTGAGCTTCATTGCGGGAGTTGAGGGAGTGGTAGTAGTATAGCGTTTTCGAAATCTTCGAAATCGAAGCTGATGACCTCATTATTGAGTCGGTCGATGGTATCCTGTATGGCATCCTTACGTTCGTAAGTGAACTCAGGATTGAAGACATTGTAGTGTGGTAGTATAGAGTGCATTGGTTTATTCTCCAGGGATATAGGTGTTATTTGGGTTTGGTGAAACGAGGTTGTATCGTCGAGCATGCTCGATGAGTGTGTTGTATGGGTTGAAGTTTTGTGGAATGTAGACATACCATTGTCCGGAAGGTTGTCCATCGTATCGAAAGTGAGCGATAGGCCGCCTTTGAGGTTGGTGTCGTTTGGTGACCCATGTGATTCCACATTCGAATCGGGATGTGTCATCACCGATGACTTGAGCTGGACGAGGTTGTCGAGTCCAATCATGTTCGCCGAGGTTCCAAACGATGACCCGGGAGGCATCAGTCTTGTGTCGTAGGACAACTTGTCGTCCTTCGCATCTGTAGAGTAGTTTACGAATCTTACGAGTGAGATACATTGTTCTTTCCTTGAGGTTGAGCTTTGGTTGTTTGATTTGCAGTCACAACGACTGTCAAATGTATATAGCTTTATTCAAAAGCACCGTCAATAAAAAAGATTTGATTTTTATTTTATTTGGTTGTATGAACTACCTATGATTTTGAAAGAGATGTTAGCCGAGTTCGAAAATCCGAGGGCAGCCGCAGCTGTGGCCAAGATGGGAATGTATATGGCAATGCGCTGGTTTGAGCGTGGAACCAAGCGTTTGGTGCCACCGATCCATGTCCTTTTCTTATGGGCAGAGCATTTTGAGCTCAGTGATGCCGATCTTGGTGAGTTGATACGAGATGCGGAGTATGAGCGTCGTCGGATGTCGAATAAGCTTAGAGAGAAGCGCAATCGAGAAGAGGCAGTACAGATAGAGGTAGAGCGCAGCAGGTTAATTTTGTTGAGAGATGTTAAGCATAGCAGGCACGAGAAGGATTTGACTGCTCAGGCTGAAGCGGCAGAGATTTCGGACATGGATCGAGCTACAGAAGAGTATCTTGATAAGCAACGTCGCATGAAAGAGTTATTAGAAAAGCAAGCTAAGATTTTAAAGGAGCTAGATAAATGAGTATTATTGAGAACTTTCGCAAGAACCGACAAGGTTATGTGAGTGCCCAAGCGCCAACAGAGGGTGTAAGTAAGAAGGAGAACCAAAAGATTTTGGACCTCAGCTACTTACGGGACATGCTTGGCAAGGTACTGGACAACTTGAAGACAGAGGAAGAGGGTGTAGACAAGAACCGCAAGTATTCGTATGTGTGGACGGTCGACATTGGTAATGTCTTGGGGTATGTGGACACACCTCAGTGGGTTTTCATGATTGAATCGATGATTGAGTGGTTGGTAGACAGTTACACAGCGGTCCAACCCAATGGGAAATGGGAGCTCTACAACTATGAGCATCGCATGGAAACCAATGAGTTGCGTCGTCGTCGAGCAGTTGGTCAGAATCAAGATGGCACACCTCAGATTCACGAGTCAGTAGAGCCTCGCCAGGTAATGGTTGTAGGTCTTCAGCTTGTAGACATTCGCAACGAGAAGGATTTGATCTATGAGATGGGACGTCCACGGACCCGTCAAGATAATGGATTTGATCCAGAGGTCATCCGAGAGATGATGCAGCATGGTCCGATGCCCAAAGAGAACTCTGCTACACCCGAGATGCAGGTAAAGATGGCAGAGCAGGAAGCTTTGTTGACGAAGCAGAGTGCAGAGCTGGAGCATTTGCGCAATCAGATGCGTCAGAACTCAGAGATTATGGCGGGTCTATTGGCTGAGCTACAGAACAGCAGTAAGGCGTCTTCAGATGATTCAGAAAAGAAGACCACCAAGCGTCGTAAGAAATGAGTCCCGAAGAGTTGCTTAGGTTTGCCAAATATCGACGACGATTGCAAAAGCAAAACAGTCGTCGACCGGCTGCGAATCGAATGACAGAAGAGCAGATCCAACAAAAGGCACGCAAGGCTGCCAAGTCTGGGCTATTAAATGAGCATGGAATACCGTCTGTTAAGAGGGAGGACATCTGATGTTTAAAGCGACACCAGAACAAAAAGAAACCCGTCAGGTAGCCCGATCATTATATGATCAGGGTTATCGGCTAGTTGGAGAGTGGTGTCGCCGAATACCTCATTTGACCATGAAAGAGTGGGGACGTTGGGAAAGTCAAGAAGGCTTCAATGACTGGTGGCAGGAGTTATTTCCTGAGCATTCCGGCACAACGGTTCATGACTTGCGAGCGATGGAGTTTGAAGCGAACCGAGCGATAATGATGGGCTTGGTAGACGGCGACTTAGGCGCAGCGAAACTCGTGGTGCAGATGGTTCAGAATGCCAGCTTGAAACAGATGCACGACAGTGCTTTGGACGAGTGGTTTTCAGAGGGCATTGAGGAAGACAACGGATGGATGCCAGAGCCCTAGAATCTGTCATAGCGGACAGACGACGGTTTATAAGTCGTTTAAAGTTTGAGGATGCCACAGCAAATGTGACATCTTTCCGCACTCCTTTTTCTGAGCAGAGGGCTTTGATTGAGGCATTGATGGATCGAGATACACGGTCTGTGGTAGTCTTGAAGCCGAGGCAGATTGGCATAACGACGGCCAACTGTGCGGACACCTTTTGGG